TTAAATTAGGAGAAGTTCTACCATTATTAGCTATTTCAATTTTTATTTTAGCGGCAAGATCGTCATACTCTTGTTTAGTAGTTTTGGTTTTGCCAGGAGCATTGGGTATAACTGGTTGACCTGTATCTGCATAATATTGAACACCATTTTGTAGAACTATTCTTCTGTCTTTTGCAGGTGGTGGATTAAAACCAAACAACTGATTCATTCTAATTGCACCCGCATACTCAGGATTTGCTTTTATAAATGCGTCTTGTTGTTGTTGTAATTTTTCTGCTTTTAATTTGTCTTGTTCTTTTTTTAATCTAGCTTGTTCTGCTGCTCGTCTATTAGCCAGTCTATTTGAATACAAAGCTACACCTTGAGTATTGCCAGATTTATTAGCATTAACCATGCGAAGAGTGTCGGCAAGGTTTTGTAGCTTTAAAGATTGTTCAGCTCTTTTTCTTTTTGCCTCGTCTTCTTCAGCTTGTTTTGCTCTAGCATCAAAAGTAGGACTTATATTTAAACCAAGTGAGTCTGTAGGATTGTTGTTTATTCCTAGTAATCCCATTGGGTTGTTAAAATCTCTTATTGCCATAATTATCTCCTATCCGTCTTGTGGGAAGAAACCTGCAACCTGGTCATAGATGCTTACTGCATCACCAATTCTACCACCCATACCTTGTTTATAAGTATCGGTTTGTCCAGGAGTCATACCAAAAACCGATCCTGATAATAAACCAAGTTGTTGTGGGCCGTAGTTTAATGCTCGTAAGAACTCGTTGTATCCAGCATCCATTCCAGCTTGTGATAAAGCCTGTGCTGATCTTCCTTGATTACCAAGTAGACCTAAGTTTTGATATTGATTTTGTACTTGGTCGTTTAATAAACCTTGTTGGAACTGTCTGTTTTGCATTTCCATTTGTGGTTGCATAAATCTTGCTCTATTCATTGCATCCATATTAGCCATGCCAAACTGATTACCATAACCAGCATTGCCTAATTCTACTGCTTGGTCAATTCCAGACATATATCTATCTGCATCAAACTGTCTTCCTATATCTTGACCAGCTAATGATGTTGCTCTGTCAAATCCTTGTGAACGTAAATTACCAGATGCTTTAGCAACTGAATCTGCAAAGTTTTTGTTTGTTTCTGATTCTAATATAGCTGAACGTGAGCCACCAAATGCACCTCTGCCGATTGCTGCATCTTGGTCGCTTTGTATTTGCATTTGTCTTGCTCTGTTTAAATCACCAATAGTGTTATCGATAACTTGTGATTGAAACGGATTTTGATATGCACCTAAATCTGTACCTAATAATGATTGAGGTCTTACATCTCTTATATTAGACCTGTTAATGTCTGTTGCTGAACCCATAAAAGGTGTCGCACTAGGTGTTATTCTAGCTCTGTTAGATAAATTAGCTAAACCAGCTTGAGGATTGAATTGTTGGCTTTGATTAAATAAACCTCTGGTTGCATCCATCCCAGCTAATTGGTCTGGATTAAATCCTGCTACTCTAGGGCCAGTGTAAGGAACGAAAGGTTGGTTCGCTACACCTTTAGCTCTATTGTATAAATCATCGTAACGAGCCTGTGTCGCTGGATCAGTATTTGATGTAACTGTATCTCCACCACTTTGTGAAGCACTGTATAAGCCTACTGCTGCTGGTATTATTGTTTCCCATCCCATAATTATAATTCCTTCTTGACTATATATTCTTGTTCAAAACCAAGATGTTTTAATTTTCTTATCCAACCTTTACGACCACCGCCATAAAGATATTTACATTCACAATTTTTTGCAAATACTTCAATGCTTGGAAACATCTCTTCTAGTTCTTCGTAGTCTCCACCACACAAAAATAAATTTAAAACTCTGTATTTAGGAAACTCACCAAAGCTAGATATGTAAAAAGCATCTTTTCCAGGCCATATATGAAACATTCCTTGGCCTATTTTTTCTTTAATATCACTTAGATTATACCTATCTTGGTGCTTTAATGCACGAATAATATGGTATTCTAACCTTTCAAACTCTACTTCCCAGTCTTCTTTAGACTGTTGTGGAGGTGGAGAGTGTTCCGTTGTCTGCGACACTAACTTTATATTTTGTTCCATTTGGACTTACCAATACTAATTCGGTAGCATCGCCACCATTTATTTGTATTCTTTCACCTTTGTTGAAAGTCATACCTGTTTGATATTCTATCTCTGATATTAAATAGTTAAGATAGTTTTTATCGTAATCTTCACCTGGTCGTGTCAGTGTTTTTCTTGCCACTATCTACGACCTCTGTTTCTTAAATCTAATCGTATATTACCAACCTGAAACATCTGGTCAGTATCGCCAGTTACTTTCATACGAACTTGTCTGGCTGTAAATCTTGCATCGGTATAACCATCACTATTAAAAGTAAAGTTACCAAAATCTGTTTCTGCTCCGAGTGGTGTAAATCTTCCTGTAAAACTTATAACAACACCAGGTAATGTATTTGCTTCTTCATCGGGTAGTATCTGATTACACTGCACATAGTTATCACCGTTACCTATTTCGATAGGCCCTGATTGTGCGTAGGGTACTGCTGCACCTAAATTCTCTGAATTATTTAATGTAGTGCTATCGTGTTGATAAACATTACCAAGTGAATCACAGGCGATAGGATAATCAAAGACACCTTGGTCGATCCAACATCCTCTATCCATTTCACCGATTGACCAAACATTATCAACATAGTTCCAGATGACATATTTATTTGGTGTTTGTTGCGAGTCACCTACTGGGTAAAACCACCATATTTCATTAAAGTTGGAGTTATGTCCGCCACAAGCAATACGTCTATAAGCATATTTGATATTATCAAATATATGGTCATGCACATCACATTTAATTTCTTTAACTGAACCATCAAATACAAAGAAAGAGTTTTCACCCATCCATGCTAAAAAGTTTCCAGAACTTACAACAGTTCTTGGTGATGCAGTTTTACAGTTAGTACCAGCATCTTGAATACCGTATATAAAAGGAGAACCAGTATAGTAAAGTCTTGCTATACCTGTATCGGTAAAGATGATGACATCTGTTTGCCATTTAACACCACTTAATATTGTACCGCCTGTTGGTATTTGTAAATCACCAGCTGTATTCGTTGATGCAGCTGTCCAGGTTGTACTTGCTTCTCTTGATGACCATTGTACTTTTCTAGGATCACCACCAGCACCTAGAGCTATGACATGACGTTCATTAGTAACGAGAACACCAGAACATCCTGTTGGAGAATTGGTTAGCTGTGCGCCTATGGTTGATGGTGCAGAAGGCGACCATTTATAAATCTTGCCATCACTTGCACAACAGAAAAGTAAGTCTTCGCCAAAGTTATCAAATGACCATGATTTAGAATCAAAGAATAATCCAGATTGACTTCTAGCATCACCGTAGTCTTCGACATTATAGTTATATGCACCGTAGCCAAGTGGGTCAGTTGATTTATCAGAAACAAAACCAGAAGGTGTAATGTCATACCAAGTTCCGTCATGGTTGACATAAATCTTTTGTCTTGTGCCAACCGCTAAAACTTTTTTACTAGAATTGGTAATGTACGCAAACATTCCTGTTGGCGTTCCAGTTAAAGTTGTATTTCTTATCTTTTCCCAACCACCAATAGGTCGTAGAAAACCATTTTGAAAACGCACTAAATTACTATCAGTCCAACGCCCTTTATTAGCGTAGTCTGTTCCATTGGTGACTACTCCAGCTGGAGGGGTGACTGGTAGCAAAGGCATTATTAACCTGCTATTGTTTTTGTTTCGCTTGTTGGATTGATTTGGCCATCAATGTCATTGTCTAAGCTCTCTTTCATGCTTGCAACTTCATCTTCGCCTATTCCGTCTATCACCCAACCAGTAACTGTGTCATTGGTAAGATCTGCAAAGGGTACAAAACTTGATATATCGTCTGCATTAACGCTATGAGTACCATAAACAGAAGCTGAATAGTTATTACCTTCAGCGTCTTGTTGATCGCTTACTGCGTTTAGTCTCCAGTGTACGTTGTAAACAACGTCTGAATGACTGTCGTG